AATTAAAAATGCGACAATGATAAAGAGAATGATAATACTAATGATTGTATCCATAATGCTTGTTCCTGCTTCAATAAAAAAATAAATTAAAAATAATGTAAATTTGTTTAAGTGCCTGGAATGGCTAGCCAGTTTATAAGACTGTGTTTCCAGGCGCCAAAACAAATTGCCCCGGAGCAGGAGCTCCAGGGCATTCGTGTTAGTCGTTTATCATTTTAATTATGCAGTATCCGAATAATACCACGCAGTAAGCAATACTGCCTACAAATACCCATTCCATTGTTTTCTCCTTTGTTAGTCTTGGTATATTACTTTGTGTAAATTGCCGTAAAGTATCTTATGAAGCTTTTTCATAACTACTTCAAATCTTTCATCATTAAGACCAACTTCATCAGGTCCTAATTCTTTCGGCTGCACTATGTCTTTCCATTCCTGAAGCGCGTCTATCAGGTTGGCTGCGTCTTGTTTAGTTATCATTGTTCTCTCCGATTGTTTCAGGTCCCTGGAGCCGGAGCTCCAGGACCCAGTCTAGTCGGACGGGACTAAAATCGTAATTCTAATTGTACCGCCCCGTCCTTATTTGCCTTTAGCTTTTGCTGAATTTTTTCAGTTACAGCTATTTCTTTATTAGCCCACTCACAAGCTTCCTGATAATCTAGATTGAAATTTAAAACACAATCTAAAACTCGTCTCAGCTTTGAGATGTCTCTTTGATATTTGCCATAAAACAAATCGTCTATTGTTCTAATAGCTAAAACCAAAGTTCGTTGGTATGTTTCTTCTTTGTTCATTGTCTCTCCTTTTGTTAGTTACCTAAGTTTACATTAAAAATAATATAAACTCAAGGACACTGTTACGTGTCGCATAGCCCAGATTTACTGGGCTATGGGTCACGTACTATGAGTTTAGTGACGACATTCTGTTAACTCTTTCTGTAACTATTTTCGCAATCTTTTTTATGTATGCGTTTCTAGTTCTAGAACGAACGTTCGTTTTGTATCCAATATACATTTTAACGACCGCTTTTATTGAGCCTTTAGTTAGTTTACCGTTTAAGAAATCGTGACCACATTGTCTTGCAAATAATAATCTGAAGACAATCTCATCAACATTCTTTTCGGTAACCTCATTCATATCAATCGCCATTAATATCCAGGCGAACTGTGATGCTTCCTTATGTTGTGCATCATCAAAGTAATGAATGTCTTTTAGTGTCGTGTAGTCGTATGTCAGTGCCATACTTTTCCGTCCTTTCAGTTGTTAGTTTATTTTGACCGCTGGGCTGTGTACCAGTCTAGAAGCTTCTCTATCTAACACCCCGCCCTGCGTTAGTTTAAATAGTATTTGCTTTTTTAAACTTACATTATATTTAATGTATCAATTATAATATTACGAATGATATGATTGCATATCAGCTATGCAAGAACTGCAGGGCTCAACATCAACTGCCAAGCGAGTTCTGCCTGGACAGCAACTGTCACGTGTAGCCTGAGCCGTGCAACTTTTACGGGAATTATAAACCTATTAAGTTTTTTTCTGACCCCCCACCCCCTAAAATGTACCCTGTACTTTATAGGTTGACTATAGTATGTCTGTTTTACTCATACAGTTATCAGCCAAAAGCTGCGGTGTTTATTATGCCAGATGATAGAAAAGATATAGATTTAAAAAAGGTTGCAAGTATTATTAGCACCCTAAGAAAAATAGATCCGGAAAGAGCCACTCATATTTATGAAGTATATAAAAATTTATTATTCAAAGCGAAATCAAAACTAGCGCGTGAAAAATTTCTAGACTTTGTAAAAGCTGTATGGCCCGAGTTTATTTCTGGATATCATCATAAAGAAATTGCAAAAAAATTTGAATTAGTTGCTCAAGGTAAATTAAAACGTTTAATTGTTAATATGCCGCCAAGGCATACAAAATCTGAATTTGCTTCCTATTTATTTCCAGCATGGATGATTGGACGTAATCCTAAATTAAAAATTATTCAAACAACCCACACAGCAGAGTTATCCTATCGTTTTGGTAGAAAGGTTAGAAACTTAATTGATACTGCTGATTATCAAAAAATATTTCCTGACATAACCTTAGCACAAGATTCAAAAGCATCAGGTCGCTGGGAAACAAATAAAGCTGGGGAATACTTTGGAGCAGGTACCGGTGGAGCTATTACAGGACGAGGTGCTGATTTATTAATTATTGATGACCCGCATTCAGAACAAGACGCTAATTCAAGCACAGCTTTTGATAATGCTTATGAATGGTATACTTCTGGCCCTAGGCAGCGTTTACAACCAGGTGGAGCTATTGTAGTAGTTATGACTAGATGGAGCACAAAGGATTTAACAGGTAAATTAGTTAAAGCTCAAGCTGAAGATGTTAAATCAGATAAGTGGGAAGTTATTAATTTTCCAGCTGTCTTTGAATCCGGTAAACCTTGTTGGCCAGAATATTGGAATATAGATGAACTTGAAAAAGTAAAAGCTTCTTTAAGTGTTGGTAAATGGAATGCACAATGGCAACAGGATCCAACAGCCGTAGAATCTGCAATTATCAAACCAGAGTGGTGGAGAGTTTGGGATAAAAATTATATGCCAAGTGTAGAACATATTATCCAAAGTTATGACACTGCTTATACTAAAAAAGAAACGTCGGATTATTCAGCTATTACAACTTGGGGAGTTTTCTATTTGCCAGATTCACCTAATGGTAATTTAATATTAATGGATGCTGAAAAAGGTAGATGGGAGTTTCCAGAACTTAAACGAGTAGCAATTGAGAAATATAAAAAATATAATCCTGATACTGTTATCATAGAAGCCAAAGCCTCGGGATTACCACTTACACACGAACTTAGACAACTTGGAATACCTATTGTCAATTATACACCTAGCAGGGGAAATGATAAACACGCACGAGTAAACTCAGTATCTCCTTTGTTTGAAGGAGGTATGATCTGGGCACCCATGAGCCATGCAGCACAAGAAGTGGTCGATGAGTGTGCAGCCTTTCCAAATGGAGACCATGATGACTATTTAGATTCTACGGTGCAAGCAGTAATGAGATATAGACAAGCAAACTTTATTAGGTTAAAAGATGACTACGAAGACGAGAAAAAAGAAAAACCAAGAAGGATATATTACTAATGAAAAAGTTATCACACTCAGAACAAAGAAAAATTCTAGAACAAAAAATAAAAGATCTAGAACAACATGCTCTACATTTAGAAGAAAGATTAGATGATGCTAATTTAAGTTTTGAATTAATTGGCATGGATAAATTAAAATTTAAAAGATGGAAGAATGATTAAAGGCGATAGTCAAGAATACGACCTGTTGCAAGAAGCATGCGACATGAAGCAAGTAAACAAGAATCACGATCCAATCATCACGGTTGAGATTGGTGTTAGAGAAGGATTGGGTTCTAAGATTATTTTAGATACCTATAGAGATGTTGCAAAGCCTCATTATCATTTTGGAATTGATCCTTATGGTAATCTTAACTATGCTCACTACGATAATAATGTACCTTACACTGCAGATTACACTAATGTGATGAGGAATACGTTATTAAAAGATTTAAGTTGTTATGATAATTTTAAATTTTTTAACCTAACAGATAAAGAATTCATGAAGCGCTATCATGATGGCGTTCCAGTCTACGATCATTCTAAAGAAACTATTTATAATGTTTATGATCTAGTTCATTTTGATGGACCTCATCAAACAAAAGAGGTTTTAGAAGAAGCACTCTTTTTTGCAAATCGTTCTTCATCTACTGCGGTATTTGTTTTTGATGATTATAAAACATACGACATGGGTTTGATTGGTAAGGCGTTAAGTTATTATAATTTCAATGAAGTTAAAAAAGGAGACAACAAAATAATCTATGCAAAGAAAATATAAAGCAGGTTCTAGTATAACGGTTATTCCAAACTATATGCAGTATTGGATTGAATCTAAGCCATGGGGACAAGAGATTAGAATTGTAAATGACAATGATGAAGTTATGGTTATTGAATGTAGATGGGCAAAGTATAGACGAACTCGTGATGTTCAAGATACAGATAGATTATCTTGAAAAACAAAGCTATTAAGTATAAGGATACTCAATGAGAAAAACAACTAGAAAAACATCTAAAAAGTATGTAGACTCAAAGGCTGCTCAAAAGCGAAGAGCTCCGGCTGCAATTAAAGGATTTAAATTTAAAGGAATATTCTAATGGCAATAGAAAAAGATTTACCACCCGTACAAGGAAATGTTGAGGCAACCGATATAGAACTACCTAGCGGCATTGCACAAGAGCCAGGAGTTGAGATTACTGAAGATGAAGAAGGTGTTGAAATTAATTTTGAACCAGGAAAAGAAGTAGACACAGAGTTTAGTGAAAACATTGCAGAGAAGATGGATGATAGCGATCTATCTTCCTTATCATCAGAACTTGTAACAGAGTTTAGAAATGACAAAGATTCAAGAAAAGATTGGGAAACAACTTACACACAAGGACTAGATCTTTTAGGATTTAAGTACGAGCAAAGAGATCAACCCTTTCGTGACGCAAGTGGCGTGACCCATCCTCTACTAGCAGAATCCGTTACACAATTTCAAGCACAAGCTTATAAAGAACTGATGCCAAGTGCTGGCCCAGTCAATGTACAAATTGTAGGCAAAGAAACTCCAGAAGTATACGAGCAATCTATTCGTGTTAAAAATTTCATGAATTATCAAATCATAGATATCATGGAAGATTATACACCCGACATGGATCAGATGTTATTTTATTTACCATTATCAGGATCTACATTTAAAAAAGTTTATTACGATGAAGGATTAGAAAGAGCCGTATCAAAATTTATTCCAGCAGAAGATTTGGTTGTTCCTTACACAGCGACAGATTTAGAAACATGTGAAAGAGTTACACATGTTGTTAAAATGTCTTCTAATGAATTTAGAAAAAAACAAGTAGCAGGTTTTTATAGAGACGTAGAAATTAATCCATCCACAACAAACATTGAAGATCAAGTTAAAGAAAAAGTAAGTGACATAGAAGGAGTTAAAAAAGTTGGCGGAGACTCTGATGAAGTTACTTTATATGAAATGCATACATTATTAGATCTAGAAGGATTTGGTGATAAGGATGAAGATGGAGAAGAGACAGGAATTAAAGTTCCTTATATTGTAACTATAGAAGAAAGCAGTGGAGAAGTTTTATCTATTTATAGAAATTATAGCGAAGATGATC